CGATGACTTCATAGGCGGTATTTTCCGTTATCGCAAATGGATAAACCTTCAGCGAGGTGTCGGTAATATCCGAATCACTCCGGCGTTGATTATCCTTCCCCACTGCACTAATTACCCGCTGATATATTTTGGAGGATTGGATATTCACATTCAAAACATCTTCATTTACCCACTCGCCATTTCTCCATCGCGTCAAATTAAACTGACCGCTGGCTCGAACCAATCCGATCGCAAGAGAATCACCCACATCTTTATCGGCCACTGGATCATAAGCACGCAACCACATCTCGGCAAAGCTCCCTTGATGCTCCAATAAACAATAATTGGTTCTTGAATTGACAAAAAAACGATTTTTATTCTCAGCACTTCCTCTCCTCAAAATATAAGTACCGCAGTAATTGTCTATCTCCAAAAGGCTCCAGTTGCCTGCGCCATAAGCAACCCCGGCAATCCCGACATTACGTCCCGGCGCAAAATGGTAGGTATTTACCAGCGTATTTTCATCGGAAGGAGAGTCGTTCGTCTCCTTCTCCCAGACGTGATTGCCCTGAAATACCGACAATTTATCCGATCCGACGCCGTTCTGGACCAGATACACCTCCAGAAGAGGACGGACAAAGGTCTTTACACTCACACTGTCCGGTGCCAGCGGAATCAGGTTCTCCTCCGAATCGTAGTTTTTGAGGATGTCCACATAATTGTCCTGTGAATCGACAACGACCGTAACGATGCGGTTGTCGCGGTCGAATTCGCAGTCGGTCTTGAAGAAACGCCCGCGGTAGTATTCAGCCCATCCGGTAGCGTTCCTGCGTTCGATACGCAGCTGGAATGTCGTAGAAATTGGCTGCCGGTCGATATAGTCAAAGTCATCCCGGATGAAGTTGAGTTTGCCACTCAATTTCGACCGGAAAAACCAGCGCGACGACTCGCGTTCCGTATCGAGCGACAGATCGTCTTTGTAATACGGGGCGCATTCGCGGTCGTTGATGAAAAATCGGTACTTCGGATTCATTCTAATTGAGTATTTTCGTGTGTTTCTTGTATCTGATGACAGTTCGACCCTTCGAATCGGTATACACCTGACGTTCGGATAGTCTCCTGATAGCCGCAATATCTGCCGCGATCTTCCGGTTGTCGCTGGAAGCATTGACAATTACTTCCGCCGGCTGCTGGGCGAACGCCTGCCGGATATAGGTGCGGTCGAACTCCCCGCGGTTCAGAGAATTGATGATCGTCGGCAGCTCGGACCGGTATTTACGCACTCCGGACTTGTTCACTACGGCAAACATTTCCCCGCCTTCGACACGGCGTTCTTTCCCCGTTCTGGGATTGATGCCCAGCGGAACGTCGTTGCCGCTCTGGTGACTGCCGCCGTCGATAAATTCGTAGGTGCCGTCGCCGTACTGCTCGGTACCCGACGATTTGGCGAGCTGTGAAGCTTTGATCTTCGCCGCGCCGAACGTCGCCCACATGATCGCAATGGCCGGAATCGCCAGCCACGGCAGCACCAGCGCGCCCCAAATCGCCGCCGAAGCGGTCACCAGACTTGAAATCTGCTGCAAGGTCTCGATCTGGGCTTTCTGCTTTTGCGCTTTTTTCTGCTCGGCAATGGCTTTCGCCTGATTCTGCTTCTCCATCTCCAGCCTTTTTTCCGCTTCGGTCTGACTGTATGCGAGTCCGTTGGCTTTCGCCTGCATCTCAGCATCGAGCGCCGACTGCGCAGCCGTGACGCGCTCATTGGCCGCATCGACAGCCTGCTGCGCCATTTCGATCTCCGCATCGAGAATCGAAGACATCTGCTCCAAAGCGAAAGAAACGCTTTCGGAGATAGCCTGCTTTTTATCGTCGTCGAGATTGATTCCCATTGCATCCCACAGATCGCGCGGCTGTTTGGCCTTCTCGATTTCGTTGTTGGTCGCGGTAATGGCGTTTTTAACAATAGCTACATCCGCATCCGAAACGACTCCGCCATATTGATTCATCAGGGCCAACACTTTCTCCCAACGTTCTTTTTCCGCCTGCAGGCGCAATACCGTCTTTTCCCGCTCGGTTGCCTTCAATGCCTCGATTTCGCTGTTTTGAACGGAAAATGCCGTATCAATACCAGTCATCCCGGACTGAAATCCCTGCTGTGTCCCCTGAAATCTGTACTTAGCGTTTATCGCAGTCTCATCCTGCCGTTGCTCTGCCGGGCGCGTCTTGTTTTCCAGCAGTTCGATCTGCCGGGCGTTTTCCAGCATTTCGCGCTGAATGCGGATATATTCGACACTTCCTTCCTGCACAGCGGCAAGTCGGTTTTGCAGGGTTTCCTGCGTCAACTGCCGGGTTTCGAGTGCATATTGATTGTCCAGCTCGATAAGAGCATCGTTTTTGGCCTTTTCGTTGGCAATGACGGCATAAGCGTAATCCTTCCACAAATCGGCGTCGCCCTCGGTAAAACCTTCGATTTTATTATAGCGCCGCTCCAACTCCGCCGCTTCCCATTTGGCATTGAATTCGATTGTCGCACGGCGTTTCGCATAGCCTGCCTGCATAGCGTCGACTTGCAGCTGTTCGGACTTTTTCGCTGCATCGGAGGCGTATTTTTCCTGACGTTCGGCCGCGCGGGCTTCTTTGTCGGCCTGTGTCTGTTTGCGCCGGGCGGCCGCCTCTTCCGCTTTGCGTTTGCGCTCTTCTTCCTTCCGAAGTTTTTCTTCGGCCTTGTTCGTATCGAACGGCGTCAATCCTGCACCCTTGATGGCCGCTTTTCCTGCATCTTCGGCAGCCGCCTGAATTTTGAAATATCCGTCGGCTATCCCATTAAGCACAACCAACTCAGCCTTAAGTTTATCGACACGGTTCTGAGCGTGTTTTGCCATGTTTTGCGCTTGATCTCGCGAGTCTCCCATAACATCACCCCGAAGATAAATGCCAGTTCCGGCATTTTTCCCGAAGCTTTCAGCAGCTTTCTCGTATTGCGAGACATCTTTTTCCGCTTGCTTTATTTCGAGTTCCGTTTGGATGATCTTTTCGTATTGCGACACCGCCAAATCACGGGCAGCAGCAGCGCGGGCTTGTTCTCGCAACGCCGTAATCACCGCATTCGAATTCGATACGAAAGCAATCTGCGCGTCATTGGCATCATTGATTGCGACACCCAGATTTCCGAATTCCGTCTGATTTTCCTTGATCCACGTTAATTGTTCGTCCGCCTTGCCTTTCAAATTATTCCACTCTCTTTGCAGTTCACGATAGCGGACAAGATTTTCAGCAAGCGGTTTTGCACTGCTTGAAATCGCTTTATTTACATCGCCGAACATTTGTGTCGTAGTCCGCATCTTGGGCACTGCTCCAAATATCTGCGAGAAGAAGTTCCCGATCTCCTTGCCATAGGCAGTTGCTACAGTAATCCCGACCACCAAAAGCGTTTGCCACGATGCAACGGATTTGAGCAGCTGTTTCCACACGGGGATTCCCTCTTTGCCTTCATCCCGCATTTTTCTGTATTCTTGACGGGCACGGCTAAGTTCGTCTGCCAACATCGGCAGGTTGTTCGAGATAGCCAAGAAAAACTGCTGGGCCGATGTCGTGAGGGACGGCAATTCGCGGGCTACCTGCTGAACCTGAAATTGCAACGGGCTGAATCCACTGGCGTAGTTACCGACATTACGCTGGAAATTCCCCATCGAAGCGTCGGCCTTTTTAACTTTGGCATCCAGCAACTCTATATTGCGGAGCATTTCAACCCCCAACGGCGATTTCTGCATACTTTCGCCCAGACTCCGATAAGTCATGCGCATGCGTTCAAGAAGTTGCGCACTTTCATCGTAAGACCCGTTCGCCGCCAATAATTGCTTGGTATTGGCGTTAAGCTGGGAGCGAGTTTGCTGAAGCGATATTTTATACTGCGTTTCGGTATTGAGCAGCCGTGCCCGCTTCGCGATGGCGTCTTCCGAACTGATTCGCCCCTCTTTTTCGGCTTTCGTCAATTCCTTCCGCTCTTTCCGAATGCGTGTCAGAACGGCTTGCTCCCGCACCATCTGGTCGAGCAGATCACCACGGGCACCGGCAACACTTTCGACCAAATCGCTGAGTTCCTTGACACTCTTGGCCTCCGCCTGCATCGCCTTTGTTTCTGTCTGTGTAGCCGAAGTCAATTCCGCCTTCTGCCGACGGAGCGCAATGATTTCGCTTTCAAGCGCGGCGGCTTCCTTCTTCATTTCCTTGTAGGCACGGGACATCCGGTCGGCTTCGGCGGCGGATTGCTGCGCGGCCTGCTTCTGCTGTTCGGTGGAGCCGCTCAGCTTTTGAAGGGTCTGATCCAGCGCGTTCGCCTTCTTCCGAATCTCGTCCATCGACTTGACGTATTTGTCGCGCAGTTTTTCCAGATCGGCGATAAGTTTGTCGATCGTACCGTCGTTCTGAATCAGATCGCTGGTTTTTATGGGGTTGTTTACCTCTGCCATGAATGGGTATCAGTTTACTCGTTTTCGCATTTTCCGGGCTTCGCTCTTCATGTAAGCGAGCGCCTGATAGAATTCCAACACCGTCATGTTCCGGGCGTCCATCTTCATGGACTTGGAAACGAGCAGCGTTATTTCTGTATAATTCTTATCGAACATCACATCCGCGCCTTGCGCGGTCGAATACGCCTGCGGCGGATTCTGCATCAGAATGAAGTCGTCGATCAGCGCGATGTCTTCCGCCGCGTCCCCGGACGTCGTAATTTCCGAAAGGACCAGACGCGTCCGGCGGAGAAGCCTTTCCGTCGTGTCCTTTTCATGTACGTCGCTAAACGTAGCCGGGAAATAAACAGAAAGGTCTTCGCGGATTTTTTTTTTGATCGCCTCGGCCAGCCGGGAGATAAGTGTGTGCTTCACATCGTCGAGCAGGGCCAGCGTCTCGTTCAGCCCCGCGTCGCTCAGGTCGTTCCGCGGCCGGCCGTCGATCTCGGTCACGAGCGCCGCGAACGCCATGTTGCGCGGAGATACGCCCTGCACGATGTAGTAGAGGTTGTTGCGCATGTTCTCCAGTTCCTGCAGGGCTTTAGCAGGGTCCTTCGGGATATACGCCGCGATCCGTGACATATGCGCGTCCACGTCTGCGAAATCCGACCCGATGCCGGTGTCGTACAGCAGGCATTTGTTGAAGCGCTGGAACCGGCCGACAGGCATTTCGTCCACGCCGTCGTAAAGCTTGACCGTATGGCCGTTCAGTTTTTCGGTTCTCATAGCAGCGCGCGGGTTATCGGGGTTGCGAACAGGGGCGCGGCAAGGATCGCAGCGTCCCGGCAGATGACCGTAGCAATGACGGCCAGCGCAGCGCAGCTCCACCATGAGAGACAAAAATCACAACCGAACATTTCGGAGATCGGTTTCGGAGCCGTGGCCACGACCCGCTCGCGCAATCCGGCGCGGTCCATAAACAGGACGACGAATGCGGCCGCCAGAGCCACACACACTACAATGCAGATGAAAGTTACCATATTTCGTAATTTTTAGGTTATTATCTCGCTATGCACTCTTCCGACAGTTCCAGCTCGCCCTCGACTGCAAAGCCGCCGTACGGCACCATCAGGTACTGCACATCGACTTCGGCGAGCGAATAGCCGGAATATATGTTTTCATGGCGTTCGCAGACCTTATCGATCCGCAACCCGCCCTCTTTGAGCGTCGTCTGGCCGAGCACCGCCAGTACGTCCATCTTCAGTTGCTCGCGGTTACTGACGCCCGGTCCCCATATCGTCCGCTCGTCGAACCAAACCACCAGCCGGAACGGCGTGAAGAACTTGTTTACCATATATCGGTTGTATTCCGGGAAGCGGTAAGCGTCCGGAATATCGAAGAAACTGAAGTTCCCCAGCCGCGAGTCGGGCAACATGGAGAGATACTCCGTTTCTCCGGTGTAGATCGCGGGGAAATAGAGGTCCCGGCCCTGCACGTCCTTTTCAATCAGACGCTGGGCCTTTCCATAGACATTCGTAAGCCACGACACGTTCGCCGCCAGTGCGTCGCGCAATTGTCCGAGGACTTTATCGAGCAATACAGGATTTTCGTTCATTTTCGGTCGTTTATTGTTTCTATAAGTTTTTCGCGCAAGAACGGCAGCATATAGGTGCGGATCAGCTCGTCGAGATTGTCTCGGTTCAGGCCGAAAATCTCTTTGCCGTACTTGCGGACCAGATCGTCGGTTTTCCCGTCCGACGCCGTGATTTCGAAGCTGTCCCCCGAATAGCGGATGTAAAAACTGCTCTCGAAATCGCCCTTGTCGCGCAGCGTTACGCGATTGTACGGCTGCCCCCGCATCCGTTTCTCCTCAATGGTGACCGGCGAATACGGGCGGTAATCCGCGATCGACACGCCGAGGCGGTTTTCACCCTTCTCAAACAACTGCTCTTCGGCGTTCATGTCGATAACCGCCGCTTCGTTTTCGCGCACACTGCCGAGAATGTATTCACCTTCGCGCTGCCTGAAATCCCGGAGGGCGTCGATCATCGACTGAATGGCATTCATTGTTCAAAAGGTTTGTGTTTCTCCTAAGGGAAAGCGTTATAAAACCGCATCAAATTGTTCAATTCGTCACATTCCGCCGACAGCCCCGTACCGCACGCCCCCGTTGTGACAAGGCAGGCAGATACGCGACATTCCGGCGGTATCGAGCCGCAAAGCCTGATAGGCTCTGTTCAGGTCGTTCACCAAGCCCGAAGGCCGGCCGGCAGTATTCCCCTCCAGTTCGAAGAGGATGTCCGTACGGGTAATGTTCGACTGGTTGCGGTTGATCCGCACATTGGGGTTGTAAGCCATGTACCGGAGCGCGTTCACCGCGACCTGCTTGGCCACGACCTCGGCGAAGTCCATGCGCTGTTCGGTGATGAAGTCCGTATAGTCGCAGCCTATGGTGACTTCGAGATTCATCCCGTAGTTGCGCGTATAAGTGTAGGTCATGTCTGCGATGTCCCACAATTCGGGAGATCGGCCGAAATCGGCCCCTCCGCGCACGGCAAAGGGGTAAATCTCCATGTACTTGTGGACCATCTTCCACAACTCGTACTCTCCGCGGCGGCAGGCGCACGGCTGTTGCGACCAGTCGCGGTTTATATTTACGGCTTCCATCTCCGCGGGCAGGTCGGACTGGTTGTAGCACACGTACCACGAACCGCCGGCATTGCCCTGCTGCAGATAAGGCAGATAGCAATCCTTGACCGGAAACCACTGATACCCTACCTTCGCCTTGACGTCGAACTCGAACGTATAGACCGGTTCGAGCAGGCTGGAGTGAAAGACATAGACCGTCACGGGGCCGTTTCCGGTCACCTGCAGGCCGATGCGCTCGATCTTCGTGGTGACGCCCAGCGCACGGACCGGAACGATCTCGTAGCCTACGACCTTGCCGGTATTCCGGATCGCGTCGGCGATACGCCCCGTGCCGTCGAAGAACGGACGTTTGTCGAGCAGGCTTTTCGCCCGGTTCTCGACCGCATGGCCGTTGACGAAGGTCTGCACGGCCAATGCCGTCCCGGACTGCACGATCTCGCGCAGAAACGACGAAAAGGGATCGTATTCGGCCCAGTATTCCGAATCGGCAAGCTCCTTCCCCGTGCTGTCCTGCACCGCGGCGTAAAGTTTCTTTCCGTCCTGCGGGTCTCGAACGACATCACCGGTTTTATAGTCGGCCGAAGCGTCGTACGCCGGATAGGTACATGTTTTCCAGTGTCAGCAGCGGATGCACGTCCTGAAAATAAAGGCCGCTTTCGGACTGCCGCAGCTCGTCGTCGATCCGGTATTTCGGATTCGGGTCCTTGCGCCAGCCGACGAGTCCGGCCAGCCGGCTTTGAATTTCGGGTATTCTATACATTTCCGGTTGAATGAAAAACAGGGGCAGGGCATTCCCCTACCCCCGTCGGTTAAACTTGTGCGGTCGATTACGCTCCCGCTACCTCTTTCGTATTCACGGGCGATTCGGCCGGGTTGACAACCTGAACCGGGATCGTCGTCACCGGGGTCATGGTCGACTTCAGGATGTCGAACTTCATGATCGGGTTGGCGATCTCCGTGGGATCGGAGTTGTATGCCACCAGATAAGCCACGTCTACCGAGAAACCGTAGTACTCCTTGTGTACGCAGGTCATGTCGGCCGAAGCGGCTCCGGCAATCGTCGAGTAGTTACCTACGCTGTCCTTGAAGAACGTGCCCACGGGAATGTTCAGGACGGGCAGCGTCGTGATGTCCCACTCGCCCATCGGGCCGAGGTCGGTGCGGCGCAGGGCTTCGCGGTCCACGCGGAACAGCATACCCACGTTGCCGTGCTCGACGGCATAACCGCTCGCATAGGCGCTGGCTTCGTTGGTGACATTGTTCGTGAAGTGGAAAATCTTGTTCAGGTACTCGTTGCGCTTGTCCACGTCGTTGTAGAGACCGTGCTGCGCGAGTTTCGTCACGAGGGCCTGAATACCCGCGTTGCCGACGATGTGCATGCGCCCGAAATAGTCGTTGGCGGCCATCATCGCGTCGAAGTCGGCAAGGGCGTCTTCACGCTGCACCCACGGCACCTGAATCGAGTTGCCCGCCTGCGTGTAGGTCAGCAGCTCTTTGAACACCTGCGTTTTGTTGGCCGAAAGGGCCGCTACCGCACCGGCATCGAGCGTGTCGGCCAGCTTGTAGAGGTACTTCAGGAACTTGCGCTCCCAGTCCTTCTGGATTCTGATTTCGTTGCTGTCGTACAACGTCGGAACCATCGTGAATCCGAACGCATACGTTACGAAGGTAACGTTTACGAGTTTCGACGTATTCTCGTCGTCGGCGATGTCGCAGCTGCGGACATTCGAAATGGTTACGTCACCGTCGTAGTCGATGACGGGAATCTGTACCTCGCGGCCGTTGGCGGCGAAAGCACGCTCACGCAGTTCGTCGGTGATGATTCCGTCGCGGGCATAGGACTGCTCGACGAACAGGTCAAGCGCACCGTAACGGGACGGGCGGGCCATATTCTTGTCGAGGTCGGAATTAACCCGCAGATTCTGCAATCTGGTTTCAATAAGAGACATAATAGAAAAATTTAATCGGTTAATACTTTCGAGGCTGACCCTTTGCCCCGTTTATCGGTGTTTATCGCAGGGGTAAGTCCTGCACTTTGTTGGTTTCGCGCGCCTCCTTCATCTTGTCGTTGAATTCGGGCGTCCCTTTCACGAAACCATTACGGCAAAGCTGCTCGACGATCATCTTGTCAGCCTCCACCTGCGTGCGCGCGCCGCCCAGATCGAAGGCACCTCCCTTGCCGCCGTCAGCACCTTTGGTTCCGGCTCCGGCCTGCTTCTGCCCTTCGGAAAGGATTCCGAGTGCCGAAAGCTTCTGCGTAAGCAATTCGGCAGCCGTGAAGGGCTGGAGACCATTGGCCGGATTATTGAGCTGCACCCCGTTTTCATCCTTAAAAACAAGCCGCTGGTTACCGTTGGCATCGGCAATGAATTCGGGCTTATGGACCGACTCCAACTCCTTGACAACATTCTGGACGGCCATCGCAGCGACCGCTTCGGGAATCTCCGGTTTGAACTTCAGCGCCGCAGCCGCACTCTTGATTTCGTAGCCGATCTGCATGGCTGTAATCTTCGAGGCGCTTTCCTTCGTCAGCTTGTCCAAGTTGGCTTTCGTCTCGCCGTAGAGCTGCTTGGTGGCTTTCAGTTCTGCCTCCTTCGCTGCCAACTGCGCAGCGAGATCGCTGCCGCCGCCGGCCTTCAGCTGCTCTTTAAGCGCATCACGCTCACCGGCAAGGGTCGTGACTTTCTGCTGAAACTCGTCGGCCTTGTCTGCCCGGTGTTTGATCTCGCCCGCAGCACGTTTGAGGTAGTCGTAGGACTTTTCGCCCTGCTGCTTGGCGATACCCGTAACGGCGAGAATATCGGCGTCATAATCGCTGTGAAGCCTACCGATGCGCTCCCCGATTACGGTGTTTTCGTCGTTACGCGAAAGCGTCTCGATCAGGTTGATTTGCTCCTCGGAGAGACCCGCAAGGGATTCGTTCGCCGTAAGCATGTCTTTCGTAAGTGCCATAATTTATTTTCCCTTTATAAATTCGTGTGATTACTCCTCCTGATCTTTTCCGGACTGCTTTTTCTCGGTCTTCCCCTCCGATTCTGCAGCATCTTTCGGGGATTCCGCCTCCTTCAATTCGGAGGTTGCCGCCGCGGGCGATTCTCCCGCCCGAATGACCGTTACAGGCGTAGGAACTGCCGGAGCCTGTGCCTCGGCCAGCGTCTTCGCCGTGGGCATGTAAAGCAGTTCGACCGTGTAGCCCTGCTTGTATAACTGGTCTTTGATCTTTGCGTACTCACGTACGCCGAATTTCTGCAGTCGGGACCGCGAAAGCCGCTGCCCCGTCCGTCTGTCGTAGTTGGGCTGTTCCAGAGTTACGTGAACGTAAGCCTCGTCGCCCGGAGCCGGTTTAAACGGCTCCTGTACCTTTGTTTTGCTGTTCTGTGCCATAGTTTCGTAAAGCGTTAGTGATTCGTTCTATTTTGATGTCGTGCGGGATGTTCGCCCCGAAATCGACGACGTTCATGTTTTCTCGTTCGAACCGCGCCACATAAGCCGAGAAATTAAGTTTCACGGCCAAATCCGCAGGATCGACCAATCCCCTTTCGTTAAGCGTCAGAAGCTCCTCGCGGGTCAGGTGGCGATACGGTTCCAGTTCCGAAAGGATCGTCATGCGCTGAAGCTGCTGGGGATCGTTACGATACTCCGTTTCGATGATCTTGCGCGCCAGCGCATCCAGCTCGGCATCAGAAGCACCCTGCTCTTTGGCTCTCGCGTAACGGACGCGCAGTTCGGATACGGTGGTCAGGTAGAACTCCGTACCCCAGTCCACCGTCGCGGAAGTGAAGGCCGCACCGTAACGCAGGCGGCAGATCGTCTCGTCCACAAACTTCTGGGCATTCTCGAAGTTGCGTTTGACGGACATCAGCACCGTAGTGCGGTTTTCGAAAGTCGCCTCTACCTGCATTTCGTTGATCGCCTGTCCGTTGACAATCTCATTATCCACTCCTACGCAGTTACGGACGATATTCCTTTCCATCCGCTCTACCTCTTCGACATTGTAGTCGAGGGCGTTGCGGTCCACCGTCGTTATCTGCACGGGATTCCGCAAGTCTGGTCCATTTTGCTGAGGGACCGGAATTTCCACGAACGAACCCGCCCCGCTGATACGCTTGTTTCCGCACACCGGGCACCGTTCGACGGCGCCGGTCGCCGGAATAATCTTGTAGTTCCCGTCCCGGTTCCTCAGGAATCCGCCGTCGCAGTAGTCTCCCGAATCGTCGTTATGGAAGTTGCAATCCATTTCGTAACCTGAATAGATCGGATAGGGAGCGTACAAATCCAGATGCTGTTTGGATATGGCGAAGAACAGAAACCAGTCGAGCGCCGCCAGCTCTTTCGACAGCGGGCTGCGCTTGATTTCGGGTTCTCGTAGATTTACAGGCGTCGTCCAGAAGAAGCGGGCCGGGCAATACCCCAATGCGTGCGGATTATCCACGAGCAGTTCGCCGATATTGTTGTCCTTCCCCTTGCGGAACAACCGGTAACGTTCGTCGTCGAAAACCGCGATCTTGTCATCACCCGCTTCGAAAATGATCCACTCGAAATTCGAAAATCCCTGCTTAGCCCGGTCGATCCGGAAGTCAATGACCCGTTCGATCGAAAGCCAATAAAAATACGGCTCCGGCAGCTCACCCGCCTGCACTTCCGGAACATCCACGATCAGCACGGAATTGATTCCCGTCTGAAAGTGTTCGAATCCGTCCGTTTGCCACACGACCGGCTCGTTGAGCCTTTCAGTGCGGTATTTCTCCCAATCGTCGCGCTGCGCACTGTCCTTGAACTGGTAGGTAAAGACCGGATTGCGTCCGTCGAACACCCGGCTCAACTTTTCGAAGATCACCCCCGTCAATTCGTTCGTCTTGATGGGAAACTGAAACAGCGAAAGGAACGTGACGAACTTGTCATGCGGAATCAATCCTTCGACCCAGCTCAGGAAGCGCGTAGCTGTCGCGCTCATTCTGTACTGGTCGAGGCTCGTTTCCGCATGGAATCGGATGCGTTCCTGCTGCCGGATGGCTTTATTCTTGGTCCCGCCGTGATGCGGTGACTTTATCCGGTCGCGTATTTCTTCGACGGTCAATCCCATATGCCGGGGTGAAGATGAAAGGTGAATTTTCGGGTAACTTCCAGCCTCCGTTGCGGGGCATGCGCAGGAGACGCTCGGCATGCTCCGGCGTAAACTCCTGCGTCATACCGTCCGCGGTAATCAGCGTCACTTTCGTTTCACGCTTCATAGCCTCTGACTATTTGCCGGCGGCGACCAGATCGCGCAGCGGGTTGAAGTCGGCCGGAGCAACGATCGTGAAATCGTCCGACCATCCGGGCAGGAACGAGAACGAAATGTTGTTGCTGTCGGGAGATTCGAAACCGCCCAGTCCCTTGTCCGATACGAACACCGACTGCACCGGAATCGGCCTGTAGGTCGTCACCGGAGAGTCGCCGGAGTTATCGACGTTCTTCACGCAGCCGATATTTCCGTGCTCGTCGATCAGGTAGACACCGACGTCTTCGCACATCAGCTCCTTCATGGCCTTGATCGTGTCCTGCGGCGAACGCAGGATTTTGGCCGTGAAAGCCGTGGGATTCGTGCCGAGGATGATTTCGACACCGCCGACGGTAGCGTTGCCGCCGCCATAGGTGCGGGCTTCGCCCGGTTCGGCAGTCGGTTCGCTGATGAACGGCGTGATGACGGCCTTCGTGCCGTCGGATGCCGTGAGAAGCGGCGTCCACGACGCCAGTTTGGTGGGATCGGCGATGCTGTTCTGCTCGTCGCCCGATTTGTAGATGCGCTGGAAGATCAACTTCTGCACCTGCCCCATGCTTTCCGGACATTCGGAGACCGGAATAGTCGTGAGCGATGCGCCGCGCGGACAACCACAATTCATACGTTAAATAATTTTATCGATTAAACATATGGGCTACTTTCAGCCCTTTTTCACTACAAAGGAAAATATTATTTTGAGGCAGATCGGCGTCAATTGCGCACCTTTACTCCGCGAAGAGGTTTGCGATCACTCCGCAATGCCCGTAAGTACGTCCGCCACCTCGTCGTGGGCATTGGCTTTGAATATCCGTTTGAAGGATGTCGCATCCGCATAGAACCGCGGCCAGCGCTGCGCCCAATCATAAGGCAGGACGATGCACTGCTTCACCGTGGGCGCATAGGTCAGGATGCGCGACTCCTTATTCTGAGACTGGAAAAACGGAACGATCTCCACACCCGGACAGCGGGCCTTCAGTTTTCGGGCGAAATAGCGGCCGCCATTGTTGCTCTCGATACGGGCCGAACGGGTCTGCGTCCGGGAAAACAGCATCGGCAGCAGTTTTTCCGCCTCGTCCAGATCGCTGCCCGTGTATACCAAATCGGTAATGTAGCATTTGCGGAAGCTCATGCCGTCTGCGGTTTCCGTCGCTCCTACCCGATAAGATATAGAAAGCGTGTTGTCGGTCCCGGTGTCGGCAATGTCCGTGTAGTTGTTGTTGCCGTAGGTGGCAGGCAGTTCCGTGTAGGTCTGCCACTCCCGGCCGTAGAGCGCCCCCGATTCATTGTAGGGATTCCCCTGACACATGCACTCGAATATTTCCGGCGACAATCTGCGGGACGTCTGAAGCCGCTCCAAGGAGTGACGGACCGGCCAAAGCGCCTCCCCGATCCGCCGGGGATCGATCTCGGTCGGCTCGCTCTCCTTGATCGCCTGAAAATTGACCTTTGCCCAAGCATCCGCAGGGAAATCGTCGAGTTGCGCCCACGAATCGACCTCGATTACCTTGTCATACTTTTCGAGACGCCCGATCAGATCGTCCTCATGCCAGCGCGTGAACACGATAAGCTGCCGGCTGTCGTTATGCAGCCGGAAATTGGCCACCGAAGCATACCACTCCCAGCAGGATTCGCGGATAACGGGGGAATTACCCTCTTCGGCGTCTTTGTACAGGTCGTCGATAATCAAGACATCGACAGGATTGCCGGTAAGGCCGCCACCGCGGCCGACGCTCAGCAAACTGCCCCGGTGTCCGATGATTTCAAACTCGTTCGCGGTATTGATCGCATCCTCCGAGGAGGTGCGTCCGTTGCTTATGCGCGTATCGGGAAACAACTCGGCATACTGCGGGGTTCGCATATATCGCTGTATCTCACGATTGAATTTCTTGGCCTTGCCGTCGTTGTACGAAGCCACCGCTATACGCGCATCCGGATTCCGTCCGAGTATTATGGCAGGAAGAAGCCGGGTCGAAGCCTCGCTTTTGCCGTGCTGGGGCGGCATAGAGATAATCAGCTTCTTGATCTTCCCCGTAGCGAACCGGTGCAGGATGCGATAATAGACGATATGAAACTGCGCGAATTCCAAACGCGGATTGACATACTTGGCAAAAAGCCCGAAAATATTTCGGGCCTTGTCCGTACGCCATTGGTAGAGGGTATTTGCATCCACTTTCATTCCGCTTCATCGTCCGACAGGAATTGAGCCTTCTGTTCGGGCGTCATATCCTTAAAAGGATTTGACTCCATAGGGCGAAACTTCATAGTCTGCTCGTCCTCGTACCCATGATTGTTCTTCAGCAGGAAGATCGCGGCGGCGGCCCCGCATCCGCCTTTGAGCATGCGAACGACCAAATCCCGTTGGACGCGCATCCGCGCTTTTTTTACCGTGGGAAAAAACGCAGAGTACGCCTCCAGCTTGCCATAGTTGAGAATAGTTCTCCTATCTACCTCAAGAGCCTCGCAAAGCCCTTCGATAGTAAGCGGTTCGTCTTTCTTCTCACACGCGGCGAAATAAGCATCAATGGCTGCCTGCATTTCCTCCGGGCTGGAGAACTTACGCGGGCGTCCTACATGTTGCTGGTCCTGATTAGCTGCCATAATATGCAAATTGTAGCGGGGATGGGATTCGAACCCACGACCTTCGGGACATGAACCCGACGAGCTGCCGCTGCTCCACCCCGCGATATGCCATTATAATTCCGATGGCTAAAAGTACACTGCTTTTTGAGACCTATCGGCTATTGTTTCGAGTATTCTCCCGCATATTCCTAATCAACACTCCTTTTCATCCGTTTGAACGGGTTAGGCATACAATCCAGAGATTTGCCTCTCTCTTGCATTTTCATGTTTACTTTGGAGCTGTTTTCCCTCGGAGCGCGTTTGAGTCCAGTAACCCCCTTGTTATGCGGCACATGCCCTTTCTGAAATCGGCCGGGCAAATGCTTGCATTCTTCCATAAAAGCTTCCGATTTTCTCAAATTGAGCCGAGCCGCACATGTAACAATGGCCTTCGGCGAGCGACCGAACAATTCAGCCAAAGCCTTGTTGAAAAATGTCGGATACAACCGCTTCATTTCAAACAGCTCTTCGCGTGTCCATTTTTTTACCCTTCTCATTTGCAATCCTCTAATTTAATCACTACCTTTATCCTGCGTGTAGGGGTGATCTTTCGGGATTGCCTCTTTTTTATTTCTTCTCCAGCTCTGCAAGGAGGACATCGGCAAGGATGATCGCAGAACGAGCAACTGCTACGTCAGCCGGCATGTCCTTGTATTCGTCTTTAACCTTCGCACCAGTAGTAATAGCTGCATGAAATACGACTGGCATTATTTGCCCGGCATACACCCGCCGCCAGTACTCCCGGTCAACTGGTAAGGATTCCTTACAAGTTGGGTTATCAACTGTCAACTTTTCTTTGACAGTTGGTCCGTACTCTCCACGCGCCAGCTTCTCGGCGTAGTCGTCGTCGCGCATCATAAGGTCGCGTTCGTTGTTACCGTATCCACCAAACCGACCGTCTTCATAATAAAATTCAATACCCTCCCTGCCACCCCGATCCAGCAATGCGATTATTCTGCCTGAACATCCGTGGCGATCAGTGCATATAATTCTGGCACTCACTCCCTCCCTCGTACACACCGGCGCGCCTGCTTTGGCGGCTTCAAGATCAAAAACTCTCATAATTATTTCAGTTTTTCGATATTTTGCGAGAATCTCGCTATTTCAGTAATTCATAAAGTGTTTTATCCTTTGCTATCGTCCCGATTTTCACCCGTTCCGCCTCTTCTTTGGTGTCGAACTTTAGCACCATTTTTTCGCGTATTGGACATCCATTGTCCCGCCAAATTACATCTACCATAAGATGCCACTTTCCATTCCAAAATGCGGGTCCCCCGAATATCTCGGCCACGTAAGCATATATTTTACGGGTAACTATTTGACAGATCAAGTCGCTCATTTCACCAACTCAAATTCGTAAACCACGACCCACGGATTCGATGCCCACGTACCCCAGCCGGAAACCCTGTCGATTAGTGCGGCGAAGGCTTCGCGGGGAGTATCAAACCATACCTCCCGCCATCGCTTAGTGTCGAAATAATAATACATCGGACTTCCATTCCTCGCAAATTCCACACGCACACCCTCTTTCAAACACTCGGCATCCGAAATATCCTGCAACCGCTCGCAGTGGATTCCCGTGATGCGGATTTGGTGGGGCATATACTCGGCTTTGACGAACATTTTGTTAATCCACCCTGCGTGATTTGTTATATCGCTCCCGTCTGCAAACTCATTATACCAAATTCCGTTTTCCCACTTACTCTCATCATAAGTTGAAAAATAGTTTTGCGCCACGGCCACGATCTCGCCGACCTTGTATCGGGGCGTTTCCCTCTCATAAAAATCTTTTTCGCTTTCATGGACATATACACCGCCCACGCTCGGAGCATCAGAAACAAACTCTATCCATTGCTCTGTGAGGCTCCACGGAACCAGCCGCCTCGTCATGGTATTTCGGCCTTCGATGACCGCCTGCGTCAAGCCGTAGCGGTCGTTAAACATTATCTTCTGCATGGCTCTGCTGTTTTAATCCGTTTACTCTGTCGATCCGGCTGGCGATAAGGGCACCAGCTTCGCAAAGCAATGTTATTGCCTCGCACTTGTGGGATGGTCTGACTCCGCATTCAATCAACATCTCTGCCCTTACAACCATTTTACTCACCTTATATGCTATTTCTTCTACCTCTATTACCTCACTCTGTTTTTCCGCAATTAGTCCGATCCCTGTTTTCATAGGATTCCAGTTCTTTTTTAAGTTTTTCAAGTTGTTTTATGACCAGTTCGTGCGTCTCCACGGCGCGATACCCAAGCCAAACAGTGACGATTCCGAGAATTGAAAGCAACACCCACGCTATAATTTCAGTCTTCATTTCTTCTTCTGTTTTAGCTCCGCAACGCGATACAAGATGTAATAATTCATGCTTCGGTTTAGCTCTCGCTTAATTATCGGCGATTTAATCAGCTCCAACCGAATTCCCCGGCCATGCCGGAGCCATTTCCTTGCCTCCCTCCGAAGTCGGCGCAGTAGTTTGGTTTTCATCTTATCATTGGTTGTTTTATCTCAATGGTTTGTATTGTATGGTCTATTGTAGGAGGGTAATAGTCGATTGCCATTCCGTTTACCATTATGTCGAAATTTTCGGCGCCCCTCTCTACCGCCCATTCGTAAAGTTCCTTCGGTGTCATAATTTTTATATAAATAATTTAACGTTAAATTCATTACGTGGCAGAGCGCTTTAACATTAATTGTTTATTGTATTTCATAAGCCCGACATATGCCTCATGTTTACTGTTTGAAGTCTTGATTCTTTTCGGAATATCTCCTTTGCTCCTCGACCCGACAAATGCACTGTATTGCCAGTAAGTATACCTACGGTCTTTCAACTTGTAGCTATGTATCCATCCGCTCACCCACCCCGATTTAGGCGTCACGTAAAAACCGTTGTTTACAGGGACGATGAAATCATCGCAACGTGTATTGCAGCTCACCTCACGAAGCCGGGCGTAATCCTCGTCAGACATCCCATCATAGGAGGACTCGGCATATTCCGGCACATCTTCATACTGTGAATCTATATCAAAAAGATCACGCTTTGCACGCTTTGCATCGCAAGCGTGAGATTTGATCTCGCAAACAACGAAATTCTTGATATACAAGGCATCGGTCATTCGCAGGTCGGTTTTTAACAACAACTCGACAAGAGCATTGTGAAGAATATCATCGGCCCAAGACACCATTCCCATCTGAAAACACTTCCATTTAGCGAAATTACGCCAGTATATGTAGTATTTTTCGATGGCGTAGTGTAATGATTCGTGTCCCATAATTCTGTTTAGAAAAATCCCTTCATTGACCTATTGATGTAATCTGACTTGGTCGCGGTAGTGGGATGTACGTACAAGTTCATTGTGATCGACACATCCGAGTGCCCCATGATCTTACTGACTGCCGTTACTTCGGCACCGTTTTCGATCAGCCGCGTGGCGAAAGTATGTCTGAGTCCGTGGAACTTGATACAACGCCCTAATTTCACCTTATTCAGTATGAAATCCCGATAGTAGTTTCGATATGTGCGCGGCTCGCTCAAATGATCGCTGCCGGAGATTACGAAATAATCATCCTTAGCGACACTTCTGTATTTTTTCAAAATGCCGTGCAAATCTCGCTGAATAGGAATATCGCGGTTTGAATCAATCGTCTTGGGCTTGCTGAATTCGATATGCGTTTGTGGGCGACCTTCGGAAACTTCGTAAATGCGGCTGACAGTGCTTCGCACTTTGATAAGTCGATTCTCAATATCCACGTTCTCCCATTTAAGCGCGCATAACTCCCCGATGCGCATCCCGGTACATAGCGCTATCAATATCCCCAAATTACGCGGCGCAGGATTGGATATTACATATTGCACTATCTTTTTTTGCTCTTCCGTCGTATATATTTCAATGGCTTTGGTTTCATCAATGCTCCGTGACGGATATTTAAGGTTAAATTTCCGATACGGCATCAAATCCATATCCGCTCCATGCCGCAAAATCATCTTTACGACGATCATAGTGTCCTGCGTCGATTTTATGGATAACCCGCTACTTATCAGCTCATTCAAGAACGCCTGTAAAGTGTGTGTTTTAATATCGCCAATATCCATCGCTCCTAAAGCAGGCAAGATGCGCTTACGGAGGGATAATTCGTAAGCGCTAATAGTGCTGCGCTTTACGTATAGGCTCTTGGTCGATTTCCATATTTCATATAGCTCGTAGAATGTCATAGCGATTCAGATTTTATCAAAAAGGCCGGGCTGTGGATTTTCTAAAAGACGCCCGTGTCGATACCCTAATATGCTGTATCTCGAACTATGTCCGAAAAGGCCAATGCGTCATCTCTCTCGTTCAAAAGTACATAGCGGGCCTTGGCCGAATTTTCCAAGACGTCGCCATGAAAGACTTCGCCCATAATCCCACGGATCGAGAGGTTGAACAGCAGAAATGGTAGCGAGCGGTCCGAAAGTTCCCAGCAGCTCACAATGCAGGTCGATGGCTTGAATTTCCAAGGGAGTTTCGCGCGCGCCTTGTTCCACCAACATTGAATCAGCAGCCCCCCGGTCCCGGCCGTCGGCTCGTGGACAATGCCGTCGGCTTCTGTCAGCAAAGCCACTATTTCGGAAACTTGGCGAGGCGTGAAATCCTGCTGCCGTTTTTTCCGCTGTGACAACTCCTCCTCATACAGTTCGAAAAACCAGTCGTAAGACAAATCGCCTCCATGTAGCTTTATCGCCTCCCGGTAGATTTCATCGCGTTCGGATCGGTCGCCTGTGACGATTTTCATGATGCGCCCCGGCAAGTTGAGAATATCATCAAATCCAAGAAAGGATTCCCATTCTGTTATTTTCATCCCTTGTAATTTTTAAATTCACAACCTATTCGCATAATCCGTAATAACTCATGCAGCTGGTCGCCGTGTCGTCGTCGAACAAACTGCCCGTGGCGTGCTGCCATTCGACATAGCGCACAACATCGCGGATGTCAGGATACTTATTGCCGCTGGTGATTGCGTGGGCAGGTATTTTTTTCGGGCCGAAAAACGACGAATGCAACTCCGTTTCAAGTGCGGCGATCTGTTCGATTCGCTCCGGGTTCTGGCGCGATATGTTCAAGATGTCCCGCTGATTCGCCATCACGCACGGCCAGCAGCCGACACGCTTGTAGCCCATCCGGTAGAGCGGGTTCGGCTCCAATCCTGCGTCGAGGATGTAATCGATCACCTGCTGCGCCGACCAGTCGAACACGGGCCGAAGCAGATCGTCGGCGAACTTCTCCCGAAATGCTCGTACCTCCTTGCCCCGATAAGTGTGCTTTTTCGGTTTGCCCGATTTGTCGTAACCGTAAGGCTCAAAATAGTACTTGAAGTACGTACATTGCGCCTGCATCTTGGCCCGGCTGGCCGATTCTGCTGCCCGGATGCCCTGAATCATCAGCATATTGTCGTGAACCTCGTCCAGCACGTAGTCGATGCAGGGCTTCGTCTTCAATTCCTGCGTGCAGAACCGCGCCCGCGTCGAGGGCCAACGCTTTTTCTGCCGGGCAAGATCGACCATCCCGTCGTACTTCTTCGACTTGAGCGTCACCAAATCCAAGTGGAGTTTATCTGCGATCCGGTTGATGTACTCGTAGGTCAGCGGATGCTCCCAGCCCGTATCACAGAATACGGTCGTGAAGTTCTTGGTGATATGCTCGCGTGTCCAAAGAAGCGCCGCAAGGCTGTCTTTCCCGCCCGAAAAGGTTACTATGACTTTCATACTCAATTGATCGCTAAAATAATTTATGTTGCATTTGATATGATACAAGCCTGTTTTTGGCTGCTTCGTAATAGTCGGGGTCTAACTCTATGCCGGTCATTTCAAAACCTAAATCGTCGCAGGCAATGCAGATTGATCCGCTTCCGAGGTGAGTGTCGAGAATCTTACTGCCCGGCTTGGCATAATTGGCCAGTAGCCATTTGTAGAGCGCAACCGGCTTTTGAGTGGGATGGATGCGACGCTCATTCAAAGCCTTGTTTCCCTGTTGAATGCGGCCTTCGGCCACCGATTTGCCCTGACACATCCCGTTCCACATGAATGCGAACAGTCGAACCGTATCAATCAGACTGCAGTAAGCAATTTCACAATCCGAAAAAGAACTCCGCCCGTTTACCTTATCCCAAACTATACGACCAGCCCCGAAAGGGAAGCGAAAATAGTTGCACCCCCAAATAATTTGCGCCTTCGACACACGCATCAATTCAACGAAGTAGTCATTCTCTGGAATGGTCCAATGCTTCACCTCATAGAATGGTCGTTTGACGCCCTTCGAGGATTTGGAAGCCCCGTAATAACCAAGTTTATTCGGACCGTCAAAATACGGCGGGTCAACAATCGCCAGATCGAACGAATTGTCCGCCATGTCCCGCAGAATATCCATACAATCGGCGTTGTGCAGTGTGATATTACCAAATTGATCTTTCATCCTCATTGCTCGTTAAAGTTTAACCGAGGGGAACGGCGTGACTGCTCCGACATATGCGGGCTTTCGATGCCTTCGAATTCGACAAGGCGGATATAGGTGTCGGTGATCGTATTCCCTCGCTGTATTATCCCGTCATCTACAAGTTTGTCCAGCACTCGCACAAAACCCTCGCGGGTCAGCACCTGCGAAACATGCAGGTAAACTTTGTCGCCTATCAGCAACGCATGATCCGGATGACGGCATGCTGCCCGCTTGCGAGACTGAATGTCCCGAATAACGCGCAAAACAATTTGCGCCGGCGTGAGTTGTTTGGTGCGTCTGAACATAGCCTATTCTCGTTTGTCGTTGCGGTTCTTTATTTCCCAGTCCTGCCGGAGCCACTTTTTGATCGTCAGGTATACCGATGCAGAAGTGTTTTCGATCCCCTTGCGATTTGCCATTGCCTCGACCGTGCGCATCAGGTCTTGTGATTCGTATTGGCCTACCAAGGCCCGCGCCTGCCACGTAATCAGCGGAGTGTCCATCTTCATCTGCAGGTCGCCGTAATACATCCATATCAGCACAAGAAACCGATATTCCCTTTCGAGGGACATCCATACATCCGATGCCGCGCTCCAGCACCCGGCCCGCCACAACTTGGCGTGAAGCTGTCGAGCATCCTCGCGCGTGTCCGCTTGCGCGCACGCGATTTTAAAGTCTCTTACCAGTTGTGGTATAGTGCTATCTCTATCCTGTATATCTCCTGTATTACTATACTTTTCTATATATATAGTTTCACTTGGTGTTTCAGGTACCGTTTCACTTGGCGTTTCAAATGGCGTTTCACCCTCCGGGGTATCGCAATCCCATTTGTCATAATCACAAATAGTTATCAATGTCTTTCCCGTTTCAACCGTTGTTTCAATTTGTATTCGGATACTGTTTCGCTGGCTGTTTCTGAGCGATTGAAGATACCGGAACACCGTTGCCGCAGACCATCCCCACCTTTCGGCCAGATAACGCATAGACGTAAGCAACTGCCCGCGCATCAGTACGACATCGCGGGTCTTGCAGTGAACAATCCGACCATCTACGTATGCAGCCATGTAGAGCAGGTCGATTTGCGCTTCTACTTTACCAAACACGCGCTTCGACATCCACTCGTCCGAGCCAAACAGGTCCCGCGGTATCTTTAAATATCCGGCCATATTATCTATCCCCTACAACGACCTGAAGGCACGTATATCCGGCCTCTTTCCACGCCTCAGCCATAGCGGGACTATCTTCCAAGACAAAAGATGTCGCATTGCGTTCCGCCGCCGTCGTTTCAGCAACAAAACTGTCGATCTTCGACTCGACGTCGGGCCGCTCGTCGGAGGAAGCGCGCATTATCAGCGTATAATCCCGCGGCGACATCGCCAAATGCCGCTGAAGCCATAGCTGAGTCTGCTGGCGCACGCACTCGCTCCGGGAGGTGCAGAATATTATCGAATAGGTCCTGCTGAGTTCCCGCACCAATCCGCAAACTTCAGGGATCGGCTCGTCGTCGAACTTGTCAGCGTAGAATCGCCTCCAGTCTTTCGGTTCCTGTTCGATATACTTCCGGCGCTCGCCGACAACGGACAGAGTGCCGTCAATATCAACTACCACAATATTTTTCATAACTATCTGGTATTATTTCATCCACTTGAAAGGGTTCGGCATACATTCGAGTTTGATCCGCGCCTCGCGGTCGATCTGTCTTCTATGCAACCCAAGACGCTGTATTTTACATTTAACAGCCGGGGCAACCCGCCCCATCCGTTCGGCTATACTCTCCGGAGTATGGCCGGCCATGTAGAGTTTGGTTAATAAGCGCTCTTCCTCCGGGCGCCAACGTTTGTGATATATTTCGTTCATAATAATTTCATCGAAAAAACGACGGCGGGCCTCACGGCAGACCATCGCTCCGGCTGGTAAGCCATTTAAAGTACAAGCAATCCTATTTCGCAAAGGATTTGGTTTTACGGGCACGCCGGGGCGTGGTCCATATATTTTCCGATTCGCCGTCGGATAGGTAGTGCGCGTTCAACTCATTGCGCGAGAAATACAGCAGTCCGCCCGTTTTGTGGAACGGAACCTGTCTCCGACACACCCGCTGGGCCA